TATTGCACTTGGGTGAACTGGGAGTCAGTACCGCTATGCGACCTCTCTATTGACTTTATGGTGGTACGTACTTCCCTTATGGGTAGCGGGGGTTCATTTCTTTCGTTCCAGTCGATGAGAAGAGTTTCCACTATGTCGCTAGCCATACCCTTTTTGAAGAAGTACCCGGCTAGTCTTGCACAGGCATCGTTTCTCCCGCCCTCGGAAACGCCACGGAGGGCCTCGGTGATCCACCCGTCCCCTTGTACCACCGTCTGTGCTCTGAGGTCAAGGAGAGCCAAAGGAAAGGCTCCGAGAGGCCCTCTCTTAATCCATTCGTACCTTCTGCCGCTCTGGTGCATTGTAGGCGGCAGGACTATGAACCCTCCATCGGCACGGAGATCAGCACCTTCGAAGATCCTCACTCGGTTTGATACTCTGGTCTGGTTGGTCGGGTACTGGTAGAACAAATGATATCCTCCACTACCGGACCTCGATATCATCTGTGTAGGGTACTGTCTTAGCAGTTCCTCTATCGGGTACGGACAATCATTCTCGATGTCCAGCACAACCATGTTGGATATCTTACCAGTGACTACCCCTACCCCTGCACCGGATAAGGAACTGAACCACCTTTCAACCATGTCTTTTGGTGCCCGTGTTTTGGTATATTGCAACCAGTTTGTCATGTACGGTCTTTTCTCTTCGGGTCGAACAGGAAGAACACTCCAGCCGCTGTCTACGTACTCCGTAGCGAGTTCGCTAACTGTCATTTGTCTTCCTCCTCAGTCTGAATATCGAACAACTCGTACGTGTGGACTTTGTACAGGTTTGCGTATTTGGTGATCGCTTCCTCGGTCAGCCCTCTCTCGCCGCTTTCATGCCGGGAGATGGTGGAGATCCCAAACCCGGTCAGTATGCTAACTTCCTGCAGGGTCAGTCGGGAGCGGTCCCTCAATTCCTTCAGTTTATTCTTGGTAATAGCCATTATATCACCTCCTTTTTTACATTGTACCACGGTGTCAAATGTCATGTCAATCCGTTTTTTGCTATCCCTTAAGGATCCCGTAATCGAGAGATCCATCACGTATGGCATCTATTAGATTACGCTTTCTCATGAGGGACAAGTAAATCACCTCGTCTATCGTCCCGCTGGCGATTAGGTGAGTGAATGACACGGGTCTGGTCTGTCCGGGTCTATACAGTCTGGCTTTGGACTGATCGTACAGGGCTAGAGAATGCGGAAGGGTGAAGTATACCGCTCTATTGGCTAAAGTCATGTCGATTCCCTCGGCTCCTGCTTGTATCTGGACAGCCAATACGGAACCTGCGGTGCTCTTCCAGTCTTCCAATTCGTTTACTCTTCCGGATAGTTCATGGCACGGTCTTCTGACGCTTAGTGCGGATCTTCTTATCGCATCCAAATCATGTTTGAACTGGCAGAACACCACCACACGCTCATTGGGGTTGATGTCCTCCAAGTAGTCGGTCAATGCGTCTTCCTTAGACGTATTTAGGTCTTCGTATCTGGTCGGTGCTCCGGGTTCCTCTTGAACTTGGCAGAATCCAGCCGCAATCTGTTGCATGCGCAACACACGTGTAAGCACGTTATTCAGCACGATCATGTCACCGGAACTGCACTCTGCAATAAACTCCTTGGACAGTACCTTCAGCGTCTTCTTGTCCCGTGCTGGGAGATCGACGAATCTGGTTACCGGGGGCAGGGATTCGGGTAACTTGAGACGCTGGGACACGTCTGCCATACTACACGAGTAAGCAATGGACTGGAATTTCTCGTTCAGTTCCTTCTGGTTCTTGAACCCTATGACGAATCTCCGCTCAGGACCGCCCATTATAGCATATTGTTGAAGGAATGCGTTGTGGTTGGTGCCGAAGATCGTGGGGTCGAGAAACCTGTACTGACCGTATACATCCAGTGGGCTGTTTGCCATGGGGGTACCGGACAGGCACATTTTATACCGTGTTCTCTTACCCAGCAGGGCCAAAAACCTGCTGACCTTAGACCCCGCCGCCTTTGCTCTGTGACTTTCATCAAGGATCACCATGTCGAACCGGGCTTTCAGTACAGTCTCTCCCAGTTCTCTCCTCCACACGGAATCGTAGTTGATGATCACGTATTTCTTGACTCCGGGCTTGGGTTTGGGAGTTATAAACTCCCTCACCCTCTTGGCTTCGTCTGCTATCTTTCCCGGTTGTCTGGTGTGGCACTCGAACCTATACGGGTTTGCATGTTTGTTGAGTTCTCTAGGCCATACATCTATTACGGCCTTGGGGCATACTACCAGTATCCGTTGCACGTCGGTCAAGTCCATGGAGACATCAATAGCCACACGGGTCTTTCCGGTTCCCATGTCCATCGCCAACATACAGGCGTTATGGTGCATCGCAAACTGGTACGCTTCTTCTTGGTTCTGCCATCTGTCCATCATTCGTACACTTCCTTCAGTTTCTTAGCCGCTTCCAGTATGGCTTTGGACTGTCGCTGAGTCCATACGCTGTCTGATCCGACAGCATACATCTTCTGAGCGTATTCTATCAACCACTCTACCGGGTCTATCTTCTTGGTGGATTCTCCGGTTATGATCCACACTATGTCGTACCCGGCATGGTACAGTATGTCAAACCACTCTCCACTTGGGGCCGCTCCACGGCCCCACTTGTAAACTATTTCCTGATAGGCACCGATCCTTCTGCACTCCTCTGCCACGCTGGTACCGTTTTTCACTGCCATCGCTTTCACAGCTTCAAGTGCTCTCTGTCCTATCTCCGGGGTGTGCATCCGATAGTACATTTACTTACACCCCCAACACATTTACAAGCAGGACGATCACGCTGGTAAACGCCGCTATAGTTGCCATTGCCGCAGTCACCACATCCAGCGTGTTGGACTGGGGCATTGGAACGTGGATCACTACTGGTGGGTCCGGTTCTCTATTCTTCCGGTTGTCCCGGTTAATGCGGTCGAACAAATAGTCGTCCCGCTCAATGTCCGCACGGGTGGCGATGCGGTCTTCTGCTACTTTTACATCACGCTCACGCTCTTGAATCTCACGGGCGTACGCATTAAGCCCCGCCTCACGCTCATCCAGTGCTTTCTCCCGTCTTTCCAGTTCGTTAATTGATTGTGCCATTAATAATCATCCTCCATTTCTGTGCCGCCTCTTGCACTGAGCGGCTGTATTCACTTTCATAGATTCCCTGCTCCCACAACTCCGATGCGCCGTACTCGCCCATGTTGTACGCCATAAGAGCCTGAGATTCTGTGTACCGCTCCAGATAGCCCGCAAGGATGTAGCACCCCGCCTCAATGTTGCCTATTCTGGAGTAAATGTCGATGCCCTCTGTGGCAAGTACATCCTCATTGATGTATCCGATTTGACAGATGCCATACGCCCACCCGGAGTCGGCATCGAATCGGAATGAAGATTCCGTCTCCATGAGTCCGAGCATCAGAGCATAGTCGATGCCGTACCGTCTGCAGGTGTCCTGCGTGTAGGCTTGCCATCCGGGTGTCAGCGGGATTTCCTCGGAATAGACGTTCACGGGTTCATTCTGCTCAGTTATCCGCACCGTTATTGGGTCCGGTGTCGGTGCTTCGATAGATGCCGGGTTGTTTTCCACCGCCATGACCTTGGGCTGTTGTGACACTATCAGAATCACGCTGATGACTATCATCATCACGCAGGAAGCCCAGTATATCAGTTTTACCATTGTGTCACTCCTTTCTGCTGAGTGCCTTGTAGATCTTCTTTCCGTCGTCGGTCAGTTGGAACACGCATTCCTTGACTCCGTGTATGCGTGTCTTTTCGGTAACGATCAGGTGCTTCTCCCGGAGGGTTGTCACCAGTGCGCCCACCGACATGGGACTTAACGTGTCAGACAGTTCCTCGGCATAGGTGCTGACCACGTATTTACCATCCACTCCATCCTTACTCCATGCCGGGATCTCGCTCAGTCGCTCCATGAACTCCACCTGCTTGGGGGTCAACACCACCGATACCCCTTCCGAGGCCACGGGAAGCCCTTCCTTGGCTCTGGACCGCTTCGGGGTACTAGGATAGCTATCCCTATCCTTCCGTGGCTCCCGTGGGGCTTCCGGAGCCTCCGGAGGCCTATTCCGGGCCTCCTGCTCCTCCAGCATTCGCTCTACGATCTGCTCCAGAGCAGTTCCCGGATCTTTCCCGGCTTCATCCGCTTCGGTGAGGATTTCTCTCAGTTTCTGGTCGGGCCACTCGTCCACCAGCTTCCTCGCCTTCGGGTAGAGGTCTCTCGTGTAGTCTCTCATCTCCGCTACCGTGGTCGGGGACATCATGGCCTTGTCACCCTTGCAGATCCGTTTCAGATCGTCCCGGTTCAGTAGCACCGTTACGTGTCCGGTTCTGGTGTCGGTGTATGCCGCCATTGTCCTGTCGGATACGTCCATTTCCGGGTCCCTCTTCCACTCGATACCGTTGCGATCATACAGGCTCTTGCCATCTGTATGAACGAATGACACCGAGGTGCCGATATTTGTGTTTACTACCATATTTATACCTCCTAACGCAATTGAGGGAGGGCCGAAGCCCTCCCGTATTAACTTGTCTTATGCGGCGATCCCTACCGCAGTCATGGCGTTGAGGATCGCATTCATGACACCCGGATGGAAGGTGACCGCCATGAACTTACCCTCCTCCTTGGTGCTGGACTTGCCCATCGGCTTCCGGTGAGTGATCAGGTCGGTGTATGCGTTGATCAGACCCCAAGCCGTTCCGTGGAAGTTGGCGTTGTCATCAGCAAGGTAGGCGTTCCGGAACTTCTCACGCTGGGCTTCCAACTGGTGCCGCTTGAAGGAATTCATCTGGTCGGCGTTCTCCATGGGGAACATCCAGTCCATCACTTTGTCAAGCTGAGTCGCTGAAAGCTTGATGCTGGCGTACTGCTCTGCCATGGCGTTTAGTTCCTGCATGTAATCGGCGGAGACCTTTAGCACCTCCCGTGCTTCCTCCAGCTTGTCGTGGGCGTTGCGCACGTGGCGAATGGTTACGGTGTTCTGCGTGTTCTTGAATGCGAAGTTGAACTGGTTCTGGCAGACCATCCGGAGAGGGCAAATGGCGGCTGTGATCTTAACCTTGCCGCTGAATCCGTTCCGGAAGATCACGTGCGGAATAAAGGAATCGCCGAGGATGCTGACTTCGGGCAGTGCGCCGATGATGTAAACCATCCCGCCTTCAGTCTCACCAGCCTTGCGGAACTGGAGATCGTTGCCCATGTAATTGACGAAATCGAAGGCTTCCCGATTCTGCACGATCTCGAACTTGTCGGACACCACGTCGTAGAGGTGTTTGTCGTTCTCACGCATGGTAACAAAGCGGTTGGGGATTGTGATCGGGGTACCTCCACGGTCTTCGTCGGGCCATGTGAGTACGGGTTCTTTTACTACTTCGTAGTCCAGCCCGGAAGCCCGGAGGACGCTTTCAAGATCTTTGCATTCCTCGACGCTCTTGCCGATGGAATGCCATGTGGTGGTGCGGTCAACGTAAATAGCGGGTGCGTTCATATTATTTCCTTTCTCCCCGTTTAAGTCCGATAGGCCAGACTGTCAAGTTGTTGTTTGTCATTACCATTAAAACACGGGAGGTTGTATCCTGTCAACTGGTTTATCAGGTCCCTACCGTGACTACTACGTGCTCGGTATATCCCTTGGGAGCCATCTCCCGGATCTTCTTCACACAGGCTCTCTTGGCCTCGGTGTAGGTACCCCATGCGCTGAATTCGTGTCCTTCGAAGAAGAACCACCAATATCCTCTGCCACGGGGCTTATGTCCGTGGGTCCATTCATATTCACGGGTACTAAATTCGATAGGCATGTTTATTGCTCCTTTCAATTCCCGGAAGAGGGCCTCATTCGAGGCCCAGTTCCTTGGCTACCCGCTTGCCCATTTCGGTGAGTCCCATATATGTGGCCTTGTGCCCGTTGATCCGGTCCTTGCCCCTGTAGGCCAGCCCTTTTTCGCAGAGGGTGCTGACCATGGCTCCGACCGTCATGGGCTTGCCAGCAAACTGACCGCCGATCTCGTCACACAGCACGTCAATCCATGGGGTGCTGTCCAGTCCGTCTTCCCAGAAGCAGGTATCGGGGAGGTGCTTTATGAAGTCCACCTGCTTGGTGGTGAGGGTCACGGTGTGCGGGGCGTTGATTCCGTTACCTGCCCAAGCGATGTCCTTGCTCTTGCGGGTTTTCTTCATCTTCTTCTGAATCTCCTTTACTTCCTCGGTGGTCTCGCTCTCTTCGACCTCGGCAATTTTGGCTTCCAGTTCCTGCTCGGCTCTGACCTTGAGCCGGGGGCATTCGCCCAGTCCACCAACTGCGGTGGGGTTGCGTCTCATGCAGTTGCGGTGTACGCAGTTCTGCACGTTGCACTTGGAGCAGTCCACGCACCCGTGTTCTTCGATGACTGCCGGGACCTCAAGGTCGGTGCCTTCGGGGTGGCGTACCCACATGGTCTTGGCTTCCTCGATCTTGCGCTCCATGGCCTCGTCCATCTTGCGGCTGACTTCCTGATCGTGCTCCTGCTCGGCCTGTTCGAACTCCTTCTTGGAGATCCGCTTCTTGGTCTGCTTGCCGTCCACCTCGTGGATGGCATAGAAGTAGGTCTCGTTCTCGTTGGTGGTGAAGGTGATGTTGTTAATAGTGAAGGTTTTCATTGTATTAGCTCCTTTCAATTTGTCAAGTGGTTGTTTGTCTTTCTATAAAAATTAAAACATGACAAATACCCTTTTGTCAAGTATCTGGAGCCATTCTGCGTCAACTGATCCGGGCGTTAAATGTTGTAGACTACAACAAGAATGCAACAGTTTGTATGCTAATAACCCAAGAAGCCCCGGAAGAGCGGGTGCTTTGGGTGTGTTGCATGTATACAACATTGTATGGAACCTGCGTTGGTTGTGCTTGTTGTGTTGTATTGCAATCCCCTTAGGGATGCAACACAATACAACACGGTACAACGCCTACAACAGCCGTACAACAAAACCACCTTGCTAAAATATACTTGCGTATGCTTTAATAGGTATATGGAAAATCGATTGGAGGTGAGACTATGGCTTATATTGATTTCCCAGACGGTTTGGAGAACCAGAAGAAGCGGAAGGCGTTCTGGTTATCCGAAGACGGGCTGACCCTCATTGCCGGGTGGCGCAGGAATGGCGTACCATTGACGGAGATTGCCGAAAAGAATATCGGGATCAGCAAAACGGCTTTTTGGGGCTGGTACAAGCAGTCTGAGGATCTCAGACGTGCGTGTAAAAATTCAAAGGACATCGCTGACTATGCTGTGGAAGACGCTCTATACCGCAGAGCCGTTGGATATAACTACGAGGAGAAGATCTTTGAATTGGTTGAAGGAGAGATCCGCTTAACCAAGATCCACGAGAAACACATGCCGCCTGATACCAAGGCTATTATGCAGTATCTATTCAACCGTCTGCCGGGTAAGTGGAGGGCTATTCAGGAACCTCTGGAAGCAACTCAGTACACTGAGACCATTAAGAACATACTCGTTGCTATGAAGGAAGTTGCTGATGGTGAGAAGTCCAAAGAGGTAGAGGTTAGGGAGAGTGAGCAGGATGTATAATCAGAATATGCTGGACACCCTGACTCTCGTATCCTTTTTAATAGGTCTGGCTAACTATAACGAGAATCTGACGCAGAGTGATAAGGACGATATAATGAAGAGGCTGGATCAGCAGACGCAGGATATATTGGTGCGGGTTCAAGACTCTTTGGAGGATCATAACAGGATGCTTAGAGAGATATTAGATAGGTTGAGTTAAATGCAGACATCTTTTGAACTAACACCCAAACAGGCCGAGTACATCCGGAACGCTAACCATCGTTGGAACGTGGCCTGTGGAGCGGTCCGGTCCGGTAAGTCATATTGCCAGATATCGTATTGTGTACCTGCGAGACTGATGGAACGGAAGGGCTTACGGGGCCTTAGAGTCATACTCGGTGCTACAAGGGCCAATATTGAGCGAAATGTCCTTCAACCCATGCGGGACGTATATGGTGACGGTGTGGCTACGTCTATCAACTCCCAGAACTTTGCAAAGATACTGGGGGAGAAGGTTTACTGCATTGGTGCTGATAATGTACGGCAGGTTGCAAAGATCCGAGGGTCAGAGATAGCCTACTGTGCCATCGATGAAGCCACCGACATCAACGAAGAAGTCTTCGAGATGCTGAAGTCTCGTCTGTCTTTGCCGTGGTCCTGTTGCGACATTACAACAAACCCGTCATATCCATCACATTACTTCAAGCAGTTTCTGGACTCAGCCGAAAACGGTGTTGACATTTACCTGCAGAACTACACCATCTACGACAATCCGTTTTTACCGCCTGATTACGTTAGGGCGTTGGAGACTGAATATGCCGGGACTGTATGGTTTGATAGGTACATTCTTGGTAAATGGACGCTGGCTGAGGGCTTGATTTACCCGGCTTATACTGATGCCGTTTCTCCGGTCCCGGACCTTGAACCGTCCAGATATATACTAAGTGTGGACTATGGTACGCAGAATGCGTTTTCTGCTGGGTTGTGGGGTGAGTTTGACGCATCATGGTGGCGTATGGACGAATACTACTACTCCGGGCGTAATTCCGGTATTCAGAAGACAGATGAAGAATACGCACAGGATTTAGATAAGTGGTTGGAGAATCTTTTTACGTCCAAGGACCCCGACAAGTGGCCCAAGTACGGCGATCACAATAAACTTCCGGTTATAGTGGATCCGTCTGCGGCTTCTTTTATAGCCCTTTTACGAAAGAGGGGCAAGTATCGGGTGATACCCGCAGATAATAATGTTATTGATGGGATTCGAGAAACTGCCACAGCTATACACAACGGTAGGTTGAAGGTGGACCCGTCATGTCGGAATTGGATGAATGAGGTTCAAGGATATGTTTGGGACGATTCCTCTAGCGAGGACAGGCCAGTTAAAGTAAATGATCACGCCATGGATGATACTAGGTATTTTGTAAAGACCATGCGTATAGCAAAGCCAAAATCAACGTATATTCCGTTAAGTCAGAGGGGGATGCTATGAAAACATTTCAGGATTATTTACAGATCCCGGACAGGGAACAAGACCGAGCGGCTTTTGTCTACTCGGTTATTAATGACCATAAGGGATCGGATGTCTACCAAACTGCTATGGTAGGAAGGGATTACGATGAACACAGAAACACCACAATTACACACTATCGCAAGGTCTTGTATGATATGGCGGGTAGGCCGTATAATGATGTGTATTCTGCAAACTACAAGATCCCGAGCAACTTCTTCCACCGATTCACCACGCAGGAAGTACAGACCCTGTTAGGAAACGGCGTAACGTGGGCTGGGGACGGTGAAAAAACTTTCGGCGAGGACTTTGATGAAAATCTGGTCTTTGCCGCACAAACTGCTCTTGTGGAGGGCTGTGCATTCGGGTTTTTCAATCTTGACCACGTAGAAATCTTTCGCTTGACCGAGTTTGCGCCCCTGTATGATGAGGAGACGGGGGCATTGAAAGCCGGGGTGCGGTTCTGGCAGATTGATCAGACAAGACCCATACGAGCTACATTTTATACTATAGATGGCTATACAGAGTATCTGTGGGACAAGAAGAACATCCCAGACGAACCGTGGCAGAAGATCGAGGACGGCGTGTACACGAAAACCCCCACTGCCTACAGGGTTGTTGTGGCAGAAAGCGAAGCAGACGGCACAGAAATCCTTAACTACGAGAACTATCCTACGTTTCCAATCGTTCCACTTTGGGGTAACAGAGCACGCCAGAGTGAGATTATTGGCATCCGCTCCGGGATCGATGCGTATGATCTGATAAAGAGCGGATTCGCAAACGAACTGGACAACGCACAGATGTACTGGATACTCCACAATGCCGGGGGCATGGATGACGTGGACCTCGCTCAATTCCTCGACAGACTGAAGACCGTACATGCCGCTGTAGTTGACGATACTGCTGGGACTGGTGTAGATGCCCATACAGTAGAAATACCCACTCAAGCACGGGAGGCACTTCTCGACAGGGTGCGGAAGGATCTATATGAAGACTACATGGCTTTGGATACTCAGTCCATTGCATCCGGGGCAGTCACCGCAACTCAAATTAAAGCGGCTTATGAGGCATTTGAGTCTAAAATGACTGAGTTGGAATATTGTGTGATTGCGTTCATTCAAGGGTTGTGCAAGGTCGCTGGGGTGGAGGAGGACCCCACGTTTACACGGTCAAGGCTAGTTAATGAGCAGGAGATGGTACAGACGGTTGTGCAAGCCGCCCCATATCTCAGCGAGGAGTACGTTACCAAGAAGATCCTGACTATTCTTGGAGACGGTGACCAAGCCGAGGAAATCCTGCGGAAGATTGATGCTGATGAATTTGACAGATTCCCGCAACAGGAGGACGAAACGGGGGCTGAATAATGGATAAAGGTCATCAGTTTACCGAGGACATACTCTCCAAGATGGAGAGGGAGATATCTGGTGTATACAGGCAAGCGGAGCATGAAGTCGCTGACAAACTGAACGATTATCTCAAGCGGTACAACACAAAAGACCAGATTTGGCAGGGTTGGGTTGCTGACGGCAAGAAAACTCAAGACGAGTATACGAAATGGAAAGCACAGCAGATTCTCATGGATGACCGATGGAAAGATATGCGGGAATCGCTTGCACAGGATTTCCACAACGCAAACGGGATCGCATCAAGCATTATTAACGGGTACAAGCCAGAAGTGTATGCACTGAATCACAACTATGCGACTTACCAGATAGAAAAGGGGATCGGCGCAAGCACATCATATACGCTGTATGACAGGCAGACCGTTGAACGGTTAATGCGTGATGATCCGCAGATGCTCCCAAGCCCCGGCAAGAAAGTGTCAAAGGCGATTGCGGACGGCAAGGATATTGCATGGAATCAGAAACAGATACAGTCAGTGATGACACAGGCAATCTTGCAGGGCGAAAGCATACCAAAGATAGCGACCAGACTTGCAAAGGAAGTCGGCGACAAAGACAGGAAAGCCGCAGTCAGGAATGCCCGGACAATGACAACCGGGGCAGAGAATGCGGGGCGGGTCGATGGCTACAAACGGGCGCAGGAAATGGGCATCAACCTCCGTCAGCAGTGGGTCGCCACTCTGGACGATAGAACCAGACACGAACACAGGATGCTTGATGGAAAGATGGTAGAAGTCGGAGAACCGTTTGAGGTCGAGGGCTATGAGATCAGATACCCCGGCGATCCGCAAGCAGAGGCGTTCCTTGTATACAACTGCCGCTGTACGCTGATTGCGGCATTAAAGGGTTTTGAGCATGACCTTTCCGACACATCCCTGCGATACGATGACAATCTCAAGGGGATGTCATACGAGGAATGGCTTGAAGCACCATCCACAAGCAACCCGATTCTGCTCCCGGAGGAGAAAGCCGAGGCAATCAGGCAAAGTTATATCAACGAATACCGTGGTTTTGGCGGCGGGTCAACCGAAATGTCATCGGTAACAACGAAAGAACCAGAAATGCCTGATTTTGATTTCACCCCGGCGCAGACAATCGGGGAGGCAGAGGAATATATCAGTCAATACGTTGACAAAAATCAATTTGGGGCTGTTGGAGTGTCGTACAAGGGAATATCTGTGGATGTTGCAAACGAGATCAACAGGACAATAGGGCGGTTTTACGAAACGTTCAACGTTGACAAATTCGGCGGCATAATTGCACCCGCAGGAAACACAAAGTATGGAAAGATGATCCAAGATGCAACCGCCGCATATAGCGATGTGCGAAGATCGTTCTTCCTGAACAGAAGCTCTCTCAAGAATATGGATGTTGCGACAAAAGCGTTTGCAAACGAGTATAACGCCGTTGCTAATATACTTGCGCATCCAGAGAATTATGACCTGACAAAAGCCTCGCCGAGATTGATACGGGTGCTTGAAAACTCGGCAGTGAGCGGCAGGGGGACTATCCCGCAAACGGTTGAGGAGGCAATAAACCACGAACTTGGGCATTCACTTGAGAAACAGATAAAAAAGAGCGACTTATGGGACGATGTAGTTTCCAGAATGGGCGACTACAACAAAGGGCTTTCCGGGTATGCCTGTGAAAACACAAGCGAATACATTGCAGAGAGTTTTTGCTCGTATATGAAAGGCGAGGGAAAGACAGACCCCGTTCTCGCCCAGATATTTGAATCCATGAAGAGGTGACGGCATGGAAAATCAGGAAATGGTGATTGATTCGTTTACGATGTTTACAGATGCAATAAAAAACGGCGAGATAAAGGAGAAAGACAATGGCGAACATTAACGTTGACCTGACAGACAACTCGGATGTTTTCCTGAATGCGCTCCCGCAACAAATCGAGGCGGCACTGGAGGCAATCGGATTGCAAGCGGAGGGCTATGCAAAGTTGGATTGCCCTGTGGATACCGGGCGACTCAGGAACAGTATCAGTCATGCAACAGACGGGGATGCCGTGTACATTGGAACGAATGTCGAGTATGCGCCGTATGTTGAACTCGGAACTCGCAAAATGAGTCCCAGACCGTTCCTTGAACCCGCCGCATCAAACCACGGCGCAGAGTATAGGGCAATAGCAGAGCAATATCTAAAGGGATAGTTGCACCCGGTCAAAGGAGCTAGTGTTGTTGTTGTATTGCATCCCACTTCTTAAGTGGATGCAATACAATACAACACGCTCAGACCCGCAACACAAATATACTTGTTAAAATATACTTGCGCATGATATAATGTAAGTAGGATCTAAGTGGTGAAGCACAACCACCCGAAGAAAAGGAGATTGAGTTATGGCGTTAACACGCAAATTTCTTTCCGCTCTAGGTATTGAAGCGGACAAAGTGGATGAGATTATCTCAGCCCACACTGAGGTTACTGATGCGCTGAAGCAGGAGCGGGATCAGTACAAAGCCGACGCTGAAAAGCTCCCAGAAGTTCAGAAGGAACTGGACGATCTGAAAGCGAACACCGACGGCAAAAACACATGGAAGGTCAAGTATGAAGCCCTGAAGGAGGACTTCGATCAGTACAAGGCCGACACCGAAGCGAAAGCCACAAAAGCGTCGAAAGAAGAAGCCTATAAAAAGCTCCTTGAGGAGACCGGGGTTTCTCCCAAGCGCATCTCGGCGATCGTGAAAGTAACAGATCTTGACAGTATCGAGCTTGACGATTCCGGTATGATCAAAGATGCCGACAAGGTAAAGAACGGCATCAAAGAGGAATGGTCGGATTTTATCCAGACCAAGAAAACAGAGGGTGCGCCGACCCCGACTCCTCCGGGAAGTTCCGGAGGAACACTGAAAACCCGTGAGGAAATATATGCACGAGACGAATCAGGCCGATTCAAACTCGATGCGACACAGCGGCAAGAGGCACTCTCAAAATTAATTACATCTGAAACGAAAGGATGAATCAAATGTCTGCTTCTAACATCGAATCCCTGACTCAGCCCAGAGACAGTCTGCCCAATGTTTACACCAACGTGACGGCTCGTGAGCAGGACTTTGTATCCGTATTTAATCTCAACTGGGATTCCCTGCGGAAGATCCTCGGCATTATGCGGCCTATCCGCAAGGCTCCCGGAACCAAGCTGGTTACTTATACCGCTTCTGTCGCTCTGGAGAGCGGCTCCGTCGAACCCGGCGAGGTTATCCCTTATTCCAAGGCCACCATCGTGAAGAGCGGAATGGCTGATCTGGAGATCGAGAAGTATGCGAAGGCCGTTCCGATCGAGGACGTTGTGAAGTACGGTGCCGAAGTCGCTGTGGAGAAATCCGACGAGGCTTTCCGCAACCAGCTCCAGACTAACGTTCTGACCAATTTCTACACCTTCCTGAACACTGGCGCACTGACCAATGTGCAGACCACATGGCAGATGGCTCTGAGCATGGCTCGTGGCCTCGTCATCGACAAGTTCAACAAGATGCGGAAGACCGTCACCAACGTGGTCGGCTTTGCCAACGTACTGGATGCGTATAAGTATCTGGGCGGTGCTTCTATCACCGTGCAGACCGCTTTCGGTATCTCCTACATTGAGAACTTCATGGGCTACTCCACCCTGTTCCTGCTGTCCGATCCGGACATCGCAGAAGGCACCGTGGTGGCTTGCCCTGTCGAAAACATCGATCTGTATTACATCGATCCCGGCGATTCCGAGTTTGCCAAGCTGGGCCTCAACTACACCACCGTGGGCGAGACCAACCTGATCGGTTTCCATGCCGAGGGCAACTACACCACCGCCGTAGGCGAGTCCTTCGCTCTGATGGGAATGAAGCTGTGGGCCGAGTATCTGGACGGCATCGCCGTTGTGACCGTTGAGGCATCCGGTTCTCTCGGTTCTATCACCGGATTCTCCACTGCGGCTGGCACTGCCGCTGTTGGTGATTCTGTGCTGACCGTGCCTGATCCCGCCGTGAGCGGCGGCAAGTTCTATTTCAAAGCTCAGGCTTCTACCGCTCCTTCAGCCCCCACTTATCTGGCTCAGTTCGATCCGACTGGCTGGACTGAGGTTGTGGACGATCAGGTGGTTTCCACTACCAATGGTCACAAATACCGTGTCGTGGAAGTCAACGGCTCCGGTCAGGCAATCGCCGATGCCAACGGCACCGTGACTGCGAAGACCTCTTAATGAATTAGGAGGCGGTCAGTATGCTTACAGACCTTTGCCAAGAGTTGCACAACTGGTTCGAAGTTGATAAGCACTATGGCACATTCACGGTCGAGGGAGGAGGTCTGACCGCCTCTTTCCTCGTGGAGGGGCAGTATTTCCGCATTGTTGGCTCCATCTTTAACGATGGTGTATGGAGATACGGAGACACTGACCTGACAGACGAGACATTCAACGGGGCTGTGTGGGCAATGGCGATTCCCCCAACTGTTCTGGAACTTAACGATGAGATTGACTCATGGCTTGAACAGTACGGGGCGGCGCAGAATAGCCCGTATTCGTCCGAATCGTGGGGCGGGTATTCATACACCAAAGGAACCTCAAACGGTTCTGGCGGCGATAAGTCAACGTGGCAGGGCGTTTTTGCTCCTCGTCTTAACAGATGGAGGAAAATGTGATGCTCTGGATGCAGGATATGACCGAGTGTGTGATACTCGACAAGACCACAGCCCCGGACGGATACGGCGGTGTTATAACCACATGGACGGACGGAGCAAAGATTCAGGCGGCAATCGTGCTTGATGACTCCATAGAGGCTCTGAGAGCGCAGAAAGAGGGCGTGACAGGCGTTTACACCATCACCACCGAGAAGTCCGTGCAACTGATGTATCACGATGTCCTGCGGCGTTCCTCGGATGGGCTTGTCCTCCGTGTGACAACCAACGGAACAGACAAGAAGACCCCGCCGAGCGCAGGGCTGAATATGCGCCAAGTACGAGCAGAGGAGTGGAACTTCAGTGAATAAATGGCAAGCAATCCATACGTTCTGGAGCATCTTCAATCTCCCCGCTTATGACTCTTCGTCCGTCCCGGACAACGCCCAGATGCCTTATATCACATATGAGGTGGTAACCGATTCCCTTGACAATCCAACCTTTATGACCGCATCCCTGTGGTATCACGGTACGACATGGGAACACGTTTCCAACAAAGCGGACGAAATTGCCCATGCGATTGTGACCATGCGGAAACCCATTGCACTGGATGAGGGATATCTGTGGATTGTAAA